TCCTCCTCGGGGCTCATCACGGGATGACGGTCGAAGATGCCGATCGCGTTGCCGATCTCCTCATTGAATTCGCCAATGTACGTGGGGCCGCCGTCGTATGAAAGACTGATGACCTTCGCCTTGTTCATTTTAGCAACGTCATATAACTTCCACTTTGTTTTGTAGACAAGGTCATGAACCTTACCGTCGCATGTAGTGAAGTTGTTAATTACCTTGTGAATATCGCCAACCCAAAAAAAGTCAAAATATCTATTTTCCTGAATGTGGGTAGGACCACGTAAACACGACGAGATGAATCGCGTAGGAGGCTCATCTATTCCGTAACACCCAAAGAGACGAAACACCTGACAATTGGGTACAAGACGGGCTAGCTTTTCACATACAGCCTTTGAAAAACCATAGGGTGTGTCCGGTGCGTGAAGTGCAGCCCCACTAGAAAACCATACGAGACGCTTGAACTTGTCGGCATGTCGTGCAACGTTTTCAAACATTTTTACATTTTTATAAAACACATCAGATTCATCTACTTTGAGACGGCTACCACCAACCGCGGCGCAATGAATGACGACTTCAAATGAATTTAAATTGAAAAATTGGTCAACTGCTTCAGTGTTCACTAAATCAAGATCTTTACGACCGAAACCTCGTGCACCAAGATCCTTCACGAGGTTTCTGCCTATAAACCCATCAGCTCCTAGAACGCAGATGGACATGTGATTATATAGTTATTTATTACTTTATTTTGCACGCTTATTTTAGACTATAATTTCCTAGCACATCATTAGAATGTTGGCAAAAGTAGCATCTTGGGTGTCCATGGTATGGGTAAGGTGCCCTTTGTCAAGATATGGTCGTGAAGTTATTCTAAGAATTTTATTTGAAAATCCACTTGAATTGCGATTAGCTGTGTTAAATTATCAAATAAAACAGATAATGCTAAAATACATATGAAGGCGGCTCTCATTACAGGAGTCACAGGACAGGACGGGTCCTATCTAGCAGAGTTTCTACTGTCCAAGGAGTACGATGTTTATGGAATAGCTCGGTACTGCTCGGAGAAAAAGCATGAACGCATTGAGCACCTCAAGCCCAACCCCAGGTTCCATCTCGTGGAAGGGGACCTCACAGACACTGCTCGTATAAATGCAATTATAAGTTCTTTTATGGACAAATATGACGTCACCGAGGTGTACAACCTAGGTGCACAGTCTCACGTAAAGATTTCTTTTGACCAACCAGAGTTCACTGCAAACGTAGATGCTCTAGGGACGCTTCGCATTCTTGAGGCGATCCGACAGACTAAATTTACTTCTAAATTCAAGTTTTACCAGGCTGGCACGAGTGAAATGTTTGGCAAAATTCAGGAGGCGACTCAAAGTGAGACGACACCATTTTACCCAAGGAGTCCATACGGCGTCTCAAAGCTCTTTGGGTACTGGATGACCAAAAACTACAGAGAGTCCTACGGCATGTTTGCCTGTACAGGCATCTTATTCAACCACGAGTCCGAACGCCGCGGTGCCGAGTTCGTGACCAGAAAAATCACTCTCGGTTTGGATGAATGGAGACGCACGGGCAAGCCCATAGAGCTTGGAAACCTGGAAGCCAAGCGCGACTGGGGGCATGCTGCAGATTATGTAGAGGCCATGTGGCTTATGATTCAGCAGGATATACCAGAGGACTTTGTCATTGGAACGGGTGAGACGCATTCAATCCGTGAATTCATTGAACTGGCCTGTGAGAAATTAGGAACTAAAATTCAATGGTCAGGTGAGGGTGTTGATGAGGTTGGCACTACGACAAGTGGAGACGTTATCGTCAAGGTCAACCCGGAATTCTATCGTCCAGCAGAGGTTGATGTTCTTATCGCTGATGCATCCAAGGCGCGCAAAGTGCTTGGGTGGGCACCCAAGGTTACGTTTCGTGAACTTGTTAAAAGAATGATCTATAGTGATTGTAATGCCAACTACTTGGCTCTTCGTCGGTCCCAGTCTTCTAGCGGGAATAGGGCAGGTGACGAATAGGTATGCTGAATTTTTGAGGAAAAATGGAATGGAGGCCGAGTACGTGGAGTTTGGACAGGCCCCTAAACAGCCCGTGTATGACAGAGGGTTTGCGTTTGTACTGCCTATTCAGAACCAGTTGGACATAGTTGATCAATATGCTACTATGTGCAATGATATGATGTATATGACTATTTGTGAAACTGAGACTGTAAATCCTGTATATGGAATTTTGACTAAATATAAGACGCTCTATGTCGCGTCTGATTTCTGCAAGACTGTTTTTGAAAGACAATTCCCTCAAGTGACGTGGAAGGTCATGCGCCTCTTGGCCTACGAGGGCCCTCACAAAGCACCGAAAGAAATCACACCCTACACATTTTACACCATTGGAAACGTGGCTGATCCCCGCAAAAATATTAATGGTCTCGTAAACGCTTTTCTAAGCTGCGGTTTCGGCCAAGAGGCCCGGCTCGTCCTCAAGGCGACGTGTCTGCAGCCTATAGAGATCAAGTTGCCTGGTATCGTAGTGATAAACGGTCTACTGAGCGACGAGGCGATAGACAGGATTCACAACAGTTGTCACTGTTACGTCAATTGCTCACACTCCGAGGGCGTCGGAATGGGGGCCGTTGAGGCGGCGATGAGGTCCAAGCCCGTCATTATATCGGACTATGGGGGCCTCAAAGAATATGTCAAAACGCCATGGGTCGTGAAATGCACGACGGGGCCTATTGGATTTGACGATTTTCTATTCACAAAAGACCTTGAGTGGGGTCACCCGTCTCAAGAGGCGCTAGTTTCGTGCCTCAAAGATTGCTTTGAGAAACGCGTCACGCTCTGGGACCACGCGCATACGAGCGAGCAAGTTAAACAATGCCTGCCGCATTTGCTGGAGGCTTGCCAGCATTGACGAGGTTCAGGTTCTTGACCATCTGTGCCCGCAGCATATTGAGGCCCTGAGTTGCGTTCTGCGCTGCGCGGGCAGTGGCCGCAGCCTCCGCAGCCTTGGATGCATTTTTTAACTTATTTGCAATAGCCGGGAAGTTTAGTTTAATCATCTGGTTGGCGGCATTGGCGAATCCACGCGCCGCCTGATTGCTACTCTGGTTCATCTTTGCGAGGTTCTGGGACACATTCGTACCAGCCTCAGCGTTAGCTTGCGCGACTGCCGCGGTGTTCAGTTTTTTCATGGCGTTATTCGTCTGCATAATAGCAGCATTAGTGGTGGCCATTAATAAATGGAAATATTAAAACTCTGTGCGCGCTGGGGAGCTCGGACTTTCAGCACCCTGAGAATTTACCCAGTAAATGGCCAGGTACGTCACGAGGCCTGTAACTATTGACGACGCAAGCAGGAATCCCTTCTGGGAATTGAGGAACAAGACCACGTCATCCACGACCTGGATACCAGTGGGCTTCTTTATAAGACGAGGGACGATATAGACTATGAGAAAGTTGACGGCAAGAGCTGCCCATATATAGTTCCAATTAAACTCCATTCTATCAAGTGCCTACATTTTTTCCGCCACCGAGTGCTTCTTGCAGAACTCGCCGCAAGTCGCCTTGAAGCCGCAGCGCCGGCCCTCTAGTGTCAGCGCCTTGCAGCGGATCGCGTCGTGCAGGACCACCTTGCCCTTTTTCACAGTACCCTTGTTTACTACGGCCGTCTCCTGCATCTTAGGAGCGCCCGTGTACTCCTTGGTAGTGTGCCGCTTGGCCTCCAGCTCTTGGGCGTGCTCGCGCGAGCGCAGAAGGGTGTCGGCCAGCTTTTCAGGGTAAGGGTGGTTGCGCGCCACCGCGTCGTTGTAGAACTGCTGCCATAGGGGTCCACCCTTGCCCTTGGGAGGGTGCGAGATATGCTTTGCGGCCGAGGCCGTGGGTGGGGTGACCCCTCTCACCCTCCCTTCCGCGGAGGTTGTGAGGGGTGCGCGCCACTGGCTGTAGGTCGGGCGGAGCTTGTTCAGATCCATGGTTGTTTTGGGGGTGTGGATCCAATGATCCACACCGACCCTAACCTGCACAGGACACGTTTTTTTTGTGCCCTTGAAGTAAGATGTCTCCCCGCCGCCCTTCCGTATCTGGCCTGAACTTCAGTACGTGGAGGCGCTCCAATGCAGGCCGGGCCGTCCGCCACTACAAGAAGCGTACGAGCCCCTCTTCAGGCAGCCACAAGTCACCAAAAACCTCGGCGTCCCTCATGCGCCTCCGCAATAGGGGAATGCGTACCGTGGCCACCCTCAAGAATTACAACGCCGCCGTCTTACGGCGCAATCACGCCCGTGTCAAGAAGATGCTCAAAGAGATCGCCAACTATGAGGCGCGTCGGACGCACAAGCTCGTGCGTCAGCCAAATGGCTCTTTTTCGCTTGCGAGACGCACTTAAAAATTGCCGCCTAATATTAACTAATGCAGATCTTCGTGAAGACCCTGACTGGTAAGACCATCACACTAGAGGTTGATTCTAGTGACTCCATCGCTAATTTGAAGGCTAAAATCTCCGATAAGGAAGGCATCCCACCGGACCAGCAGCGCCTAATTTTCGCTGGAAAGCAACTGGAGGATGACAGGACACTTGCAGACTACAACGTGTCTAAGGAGGCGACTTTACACCTTGTTTTGCGTCTGCGTGGCGGAGCCTGAACTAATTTCACTGTAAATATAAATGTCTTTCACCATCCAGGACCCCGAGTCGGGTCTTTTCTGGACGTCTGGTATTTTTGGCCGCGTCCAGCTGGGCGCCACCCCTAACGTTTACACTCTTGAGGGCTCCTACATCAAGAATGTTAATTCTGGAAACTATGTGAACCACGTGTCCGACCTCCTTCACGAGGGTGGCGTGCCAGGTGAGTTTGTTTTCGGCGACGATGGCGTCATCAGCACCCAGGGCAAGACTGTCACTGCCGGTGGCTTTCTGCATGTTATGGATGGAGAGGACACAAAGTGGGTCAAGGTGGGCGAGGCGGCCGCGCCAGTTGAAGAGGACGTGCCAGTCACGCGCGGCGCGGCGCTGATTGAGGAGGCGCTGAACGCCACCAAGGAGTGCGGGTGCAAGTGTGGCGCGGACTGCGAGTGTGAGGACTGTGATTGTGAAGAAAAAACTCTCTAGATAAATTAGAATGGGTGTTAAACCTGAAATTTGGGGACCGGCCCTATGGGGTGCGATCCACATGGCGTGCCTCACAGGTACTGCAACTGCAGAATTTATGAACGCAATTGCCGACGTGATTCCTTGCCCATCATGTGGTACTCACTTTAGCCAACTCCTCATGGAGTTCCCCTTCCCAGATGGCGGCGACGCGGCCACTTTATTCCAGTGGTCTGTAAACATCCATAATAAAGTCAACGCCCGTATAGGAAAGCCGATTTTCACGGTGGAGCAAGCTCTACAGCGGTGGTCGGGCCACCCATCTTCGCAATTTAATATGATAATTATAGTTCTTTTCGTCTTTTTGCTTTTATTCGCGTTATCAAAACTTTTATAAATGTTTATATAAATGGCGGGTGGTATCTTCCCAGGTCAACCGTTTGCCCTCAATATTAAGTGTGTTATATTTTCAGCGATTCTTGCGGCCGGATACTGGTTCGCCCCTCACAAGAATCTCTGGGTCCTCGCGTTCCTCTTATGGTTCCCTTATATAGCGCTCGCGTGGTATGACTACGCGTATGACTGCCAAGATAAGCTCAAGCCAACTCTTGTGCCATTTGGCCGTTACATATGGCTTCCGTTCAAACCCCAGGGGTACAAAGATGAATTCAACAAAATGCCCCCAGAACAAATTCAAGCCATGAATAAACTTGACCACATCGTATTTTGGACGGCAATTGCGGCCGGTACAGGTTACATGCTCCTCAAGTGAAAACATGTGCCGTCCTGCCCAAGGGTCCCCCCTTTGGTCTAAAGGCAAGACAACTTTTATAGTAAATGCAGTATGAACGTCTCAGCCACGTTGAGCACATTCTTAAACGACCCGACACTTATGTTGGATCCCTCCCTCGCGAATCTGCCTCCTATTGGATTCGCGACGGGGAGCGTTTCAAGCTTTCTGAGCTTTCTGCTTCACCTGGGTTGGTGAAGATCTTTGACGAGGTTCTGGTCAACGCCATCGATCAACACTCTCTACACCCAAAGAAGGTTTCCAAGATTGAAATTGTTACGGGCAAGGACTTCGTTTTTGTTAGAAACTACGGAGTATCTATTCCGATCAAGAAACATGAGACGGAGCGGGACGCCACCGGAGTCCCGCTCTGGATCCCCGAGCTCATATTTGGCCACCTTTTGACCAGCTCCAACTACAACGACGAGGAGCAACGCGTGACGGGTGGACGTAATGGGTACGGTGCCAAGTTGGCCAATGTATTCAGTTCTAAATTTAATATCAAAATTAGTGACGGTAAGAAGATCTACATGCAAACTTGGACCGACAACATGAGCAAGGTTGAGCCGCCAACAATCGTCACTTCGACCGACAAGATCTCTCCGTACGTTTCCATCACATTCTATCCAGACTGGAAGCGCTTCGGTGGTGCGGGCGACTTTGAGAAGCTCGCGGAGAAACGCGCATGGGACACGGCCATGTGGTGCTCAAAGGCTCAGGTCTGTTTCAACAAGGAGTTGCTCAAGGTCCCGAGCCTGGAGGAGTATGCCCGTATGCACGTCGGTGATGTGCCGATCGCCAAGATGCACACCGGCGAGAAGTCCGATGGGACTTCTCTGGACATCGTTGTGGCCCACTCAACGAGCGGGGCGTTCCAGCAGTGCTCGTGGGTCAACGGCATCTCCACCACCAAGGGTGGTGCACATGTGGACAAGGTGACCAAGGCGCTGTGCGATGCGATCGCCGCTGACAAGCGCGTGACGGTGAAACCTGCACAGATCAAGGCGGCGCTCTTTGTGTTTGTCCGGGCGGTCGTGGTCAACCCCACCTTCAGCAGTCAGACCAAGGCGGAATGCACTTCAAAAATTACGGATGCCATTGATTTGAAACCAAAATTCGTCAAGGACGTCTTGGCGACGGGAATCCTGGACGATCTCCTCGCTCTCGGCCTCGCAAAGGTGGACAAAGAGCTCAAGAAGACTGATGGGTCCAAGAAGTCGCGCATTACGGGTGTTCCGAAGCTCGACGACGCCAACTGGGCTGGAACTCACCGGTCTCACGAGTGCACGCTTATTGTGACCGAGGGAGACTCCGCGAAAGCCCTGGCCATTGCTGGTCTGAGTGTTGTAGGCCGCAATGCATTCGGCGTGTTTCCACTCCGGGGTAAACCTCGCAATGTACGGGACGCTTCTGTAAAGCAAGTGACTGACAACGAGGAATTTAGCAATTTGAAGAAAATCCTCGGGCTCCAACATGGCAAAATCTATAGTTCACTGAGAGATTTGCGGTACGGTCGCATCATGATCATGACCGATGCTGACCTGGACGGTAGCCACATCAAGGGCCTCGTCCTCAACATGTTCCACGTATACTGGCCAAAGCTTATTGATCTAGGGTTTGTGGTGAGCATGGTGACCCCTGTGATCAAGGCGGGGAAGACGTGGTTTTTCACAGAGGAAGCCTTCCGGGAAGCTGCGTCTCAGCGGTCTGGTGCCATGCCCGGTCCAGTCAAGTACTACAAGGGTCTGGGTACCTCCACAAGTACAGAGGCAAGGGAATATTTCAAGCAAATTGAGAAACTCACAGTCGCCTTCAATTCCGATCCAAAAATGAATGAGTCAATGATGCTCGCGTTTTCCAAGGCGCAAGCCGACGACCGGAAGAATTGGATGACAAATCACATGGCGTCCCCTCCAGCTGGGATCGCGTACGGGGCCGTAAAGGATCTCCCGGTCACTGAATTCATCCACCGTGATATGGCCAATTTCAGCGCCGAAGACATCAAGCGCAGCATTCCCCACGTTGCGGACGGGCTCAAGCCTAGTCAGCGCAAGGTGATTTACGCGTGCCTCAAGCGAAACCTCGTGGCCGATATGAAGGTTGCTCAACTGGCGGGTTATGTGGCTGAGCAGACGGCGTACCACCACGGTGAGGCGAGTCTTCAAGGCACCATAGTCAACTTGGCTCAGAATTTCGTAGGCGCCAACAATCTCAACTTGCTAGAGCCATCTGGGCAGTTTGGCACGCGCTTGGCGGGTGGCAAGGATGCAGCCAGCTCCCGTTACATCTTCACACGTCTGAATATACTCACGAAGTGCATTTTCCACCCTGCTGATAATTCTGTTCTAAAATACGTCAAGGATGATGGCCAGCTGGTGGAGCCCGAGTTTTACGCGCCCGTTGTGCCCATGATCCTTGTGAACGGTGCGGAGGGCATCGGCACGGGTTTCAGCTGCTACGTGCCTCCGTATGATTTGGAGATTATCAAGCACAATATCCTATGCGCCCTCAATCAAGTGGCGATGGTACCCATGGTCCCACACTTCAAGGGGTTCAGGGGTACGGTGAAGAAAACCAAGGATCATACATGGGTCATGGAGGGGGTGGTTCAAGGTGAGGAGGGGTGTCGGTGGCACGTGACGGAGCTGCCCCCGGGCAAGTGGATCCAGGACTTCAAGGAGCACCTGGACGATCTCTTGGAAAAGGGCACGATCCAAAAGTACGAGAATCACTCGACTGAGACCAGCCCTGACTTTTTCATCTGGGGTGGGATCTCGGGCGCGTGGGAAGACCCCGTCAAGGAGCTGGGCCTGACCAAGACGATTCACACGAGCAACATGTATCTGATCGGCCCCAACGGAGCGGTGAAGAAGTACGCAAGTCCTGAGGAGATTCTTGTAGACTATATTGATATTCGCCTAGGGACTTATAAGAAGCGCAAGGCGTGGCTCCTCAAGGAATTTGAGTCTGAAATTCAGTGGCTATCTGAAAAGGCGCGATTCATCAAGGGGGTGATCAGCGGTACATTGAAGGTCCTGAACACACCTCTGCTTGAGATTCAGAAGCAACTCAAGGCGGCCAAGTTTGCAGACGAACTTTGGTCAAAGCTCCTAGACATCAAGACGTACCAGTACACGAAGGAGGAGGTGGACAAGCTGATGGCGCTCATCACCAAGCGCACGCAGGACCGGGACACTCTGAAGGCGACGAGTGTGGTGCAGTTATGGAAGAATAATCTGAGTGAGTTGTAGATGGCGCAAGCGCTCCGCCTTGAACAACAGGCGCAAGCTTCAGTGTTTAATTTATTCAAAAATGTGCTCCTTTTGGAAAGAAATATACAAGACGCGTTCACCAAAACTGTAGGAAACTCGTCCCCTCCCCTAAGCGCACCCACACCCCTCCCTACAGACGCATCCCCTCAGCCTGAGGTCAATCCCGTCTCACTGTACCCCTTGGACGTGAACGGATTTTATCGCGCCACAGGACCGTACGAGGTGACATTTTACGTCACGAGCGACCAGCCTTTGATTCCCGTCGGTGAGGGATGGACCGGTGATGGGTTCACAGGAATTATGGGCCAAATCCAGATTACAGGTGCGACTATGAAAAAGGGTGAAGGATACAATTGGTCTTTTACTTTACAGACCGACACCGATCAGAATATACAAGGCACACAAATGGCGACGGGCGCGATTCTTTATCCACCGTCCCAGTTCAAGTACCTGAGCAAAAGAGTCAAAGTTCCTGTTTACGGTTACTACACCTCAGAACTCAACAAGGTGGTGTTTTATTTCACTTCACCCCCGCCAACCCAAACGACTATAGGATGGATTATCACCGGGCTACCCACTTTCAAGGTTGATATGAAGATCACATCCTTCTCACAAGGTACATACGCCACTTTAGAAGCTATAGATGGAAGTGCAGCCCCATACAGTCCAGTCGACGTCTACGTCAATGGTGTACCGGCTATGATTCAGGAGCCCCTATTCACAAATACATTCACGCTGGGTAGATTCACGGCCTACGCGTCTCCTGATGTGGACATCCCAGATATTCCAGTTGAACTAAATCAAAACATTTCACTTGGAAATTACGCAAGCCAGCGTGATCTGAACACGGACGTGGTGTGGCAGGACGTGCAGCCACCGGGCAGGTTGTTCCCCGAAAGCAAGTACTTTGAAACAAAGGGTCAAGGATTCAGTTCTGGATCTCTTCTCGCGTTACAGGCGGTGGGCCCACAGGAAAAGTACCTCCTGACCGACGATATGACCAAGTCGCCGTGGAATCCAGCGTACAAGCACTACTCAAATTTTGTGATGTACCAAAAGGTGTACCCTTTCCCGCCACCAAGCCCGTATTATCAGGGACAAAGTGTTCAGATTGAGCTTCGGCCAACAGAGATGGGCCACCTGCTATCAAACATGTATCTCTCGGTGACTTTGCCACCTCTGGCTGGTTCCAACAGTTACACGAACAATGTTGGTCGCGCTCTAATCAAACAGGTTGACTTCTTGGTGAACGAAACCATAGTTGAAACGCTTTACGACGACTGGTACATCATTCGCGATCAGATGTTTTTAGATGCAGACGAGCAACTTGGGCTACAGACGGCGCTCAACGTCTCAAACGCCCAGGTTGGCGGAACAGTCACCATTCCTTTGGAGTTTTTCTTCTGCCGGCGTTACTCGCACAATAACAAAGGACGTGAACGCCTCCGCAAACCTTATTTCCCATTGTGCTCCATGTGGAATCAGCGTCTTTATATCCGATTTACTTTCAACCCCAACACGTGGTGGGCGAGTCTACCATCAAACACCTCCGTAGATATATCCCCCCCG